GGATGCAATTATACAACTTATGCTCGAATCATTGGGCAAGGCCTGGCTTGGCAGGGCGAGGCGAGGCGTGGCGGGGCACGGCGTGGCATGGTCGGGCATGGCGAGGCAAGGCAAGGCAGGGATGCAATTATAGAACTTATGCTCGAATCATTGGGCAAGGTCAGGCGGGGCGGGGCTTGGCGGGGCTGGGCGAGGCATGGCTGGGCCGGGCAAGGCACGTCGTGGCATGGTCGGGCATGGCGAGGCAAGGCAGGGATGCAATTATAGAACTTATGCTCGAATCATTGGGCAAGGCGGGGCGAGGCGCGGCAAGGCGTGGCGTGGTCGGGCGAGGCAAGGCAGGGATTTTTGGGTATAAAGGAGATCGAGAATGCAGGGACCAATTTATAGACCAAAAGGAAGAGCCGCTGAATATTCGCTGCTGGCCCTCAATCATTATCACGGGTGCGGCCACGAATGTGTTTACTGTTATCTGCGCACCAAATACGGCCTGACTAACGAGCCCAAAGCAGTGCCGAACATTCTCGAACGGCTTGCCAAACAGGCGCCGAAATTCGCGGGCACTATCGAGCGGGTCCTTCTCAGTTTCAATAGCGATCCCTATCAACCCCTCAATCAAATCAAAGGCCTGACCCGCGAAGCGATTCAAATTTTAAGGCGGAGCGAGATACCATTCCAGGTGCTGACCAAAAGTTGGGCTGCTACTTGGAACTTCGATCTGTACGGCATCAAGGATGCTTTCGCAGTGACCCTTACCTTTCTCGATGAACGATGGAAGAAATGGGAGCCAAAGGCAAGCGAGCCGGTCTTACGAATGGCGGCCCTTCAGGAAGCACACGAGAGAGGCATAGAGACCTGGGTCAGCCTCGAGCCGGTGCTGGATGCCGAGCAGTCGCTTGAGATTATACGTCAGACTTGCGGCTTTGTCGATCTCTACAAGATCGGCAAGCTCAACTATCAAGAGCCGCCTCAGCCAATTGATTGGAGAAAATTTGGAACGGCGGCAATTCTACTTTGTGAAACGCTCGCCAAACGGTACTACGTCAAGTTCGATCTCGCCCATCATCTGAAAGGCATCGAATTCCATAATACCGACAACCGGAGGGCCGGCTGGAAAAGTGCAAAATGAGTGAATGTTCGGATACATTAGAAACGGTCGAAGCCAAACGCGAATTCGTAATGCGCCAAACCGAGCAGGCTAAGTCAACCGGGTGGGTGAATATACGGCATTGTGGAATGATACCTGTTTGGATCGCTTTTCGTTGTCTTTATTGTGGTGAGTATTTCAATCAAAGTACGGCGGAACAACACTTCGGGATAACAGTCGAGGACTTTTTTAAGAGAATAAAAGGGACACACCAGGAGAACCCTCTATGCCGAATATCCAAGAAATCGTCACCGAAGAAAAAACATACACGATAGTTCTGGCGAACGTCACCGGCGACTGCAGAAGGAAGCATCTGTTAGAGGCGGGATTCGAGCGCGATCTTCTCGGCAAATTTATCAAGAAGAGTGCATCTCGGCGGGAAGTCCTCGAATATCACGAGCTCGTACAAAGTACCTGGCGGAAAGTCGGGATGAGGTTCATAACAAATGGCTAAAATGTCAGACCCCAAGTGGGACATAGTTATGCCCATCGAATTGACAGGCATACAATGGCTGCTCATTTACGGAAAATTGGCTGACCTTCATAATGACCCTATGCTCGAAGAAATAATGCAGATGATCGAGACATGTCTGCATACCGAAGGTCTGCTGACTGCGAAGGAAATCGAGACAATAAAGCAGAAGGAGCTGCAGAATGGGCCGCGCGACGGGCTTCGGTTCGGATGATTTGCGAGGAGCGCAAATGAGACGCGGCCCATTTTGAATTGGCAATTGGCAATGCTCGATGGAACGATCGCGCTCTTCGATTTGCGCAAGTGCCGCAAATGACAGGGTGGAAGAGCGAAAATTTTTGAAAGGAAACCAAAATCCAGAAGCATAACGGATTCTCCAGAGTCACTACGTAGCCAGGCCGCCAGCCCTGGGCGGCTTTTTATCAGCTGGATGAAAGGGAAAATAATGCCAGACCCGACTTTGCGTGAACATAAGCCATTGAATTGTATCCGAATAGAGCGCATAAAACAGGACATCAAATGGGGAGAACAAAATCATCATGACCTAAAGTGGTTGTCGATATTAATGGAAGAAGTCGGAGAGGCGGCGGAAATGATAAATGAAGATAATCCAGCCAAAGAGCGACTTTATGAGACAGTTGCGCTTATGGATAATCTTGAATACGAGCTTGTGCAGATAGCTGCGGTTTGTGTGGCGTGGATAGAATGTATGCGACGGCGAGAGCCTCAGAATGATACCTAATATCATCACCCTCGACGACTGCCTGTCGGCGGCCCTGGGCGGTCCTTTGAGGATATCACATTTGCGCGAAGCGCAAATGAAAGGAACCATGGCGCAAAATGCCAATCAGAAATGCCGCCGATGCGGTCTGTGCTGTCTGGAAACGGGCAGGACCTTCTGGAAGATCGCCCGGTCAGATCTTTCAGTGCTGCGCCATTGGCCGCCCGCATTGCTTGCCCGGGCTCGGGATGGCGATTATGAGGGTGGCAATCTGCCCTGTGAGATGCTGGACAATGTCAAGCAACGGTATGTCTGCCTATTGGAAAGCAGATATGGGCGACGCGCCAAGCCTCTGATCTGCCGGCAATATCCTTTCGATGGTAAAAAATGTTTCCGCCAGCTAATTACGTCCGGATCCTGACCGATGGTAAGGACCGCTATTGGTTCATAACTTGGAATGCCCAAAGATATGTTGGCGGCTATTGGATAACTATGTGGATAACTATGTGGATAACCTGTTAGGAGTGCTTCAAAATCTTGTTTGCGGACTAGGGGTCCCGGGACGCACTAGCGCGTCCAATGAGACCAAAGGTAGGGGTCCCGGGACGCACCATATAGTACATTACTAGACATTTACTAGACAACAGTAGAACAAGGATGAGCATGGAGCGCTACATCAAGCTTTATGAATGGATTGTGCAAAACCCAGAATTATCACTTCGAGAAGCGGTCTTGATTGGCTATGTTTCAACTTATCCAAACGGCTGCTATGAAAGTCTGAGCAGTATCGCCAGACATCTGGGTATGCAGAGGAAAATGGTTCAGCGGATGCTCTACGGCGATAGACGGGGAGAACGCTTTAAGGAAGGACTTATCAAGAGAGGATGGTTAAGTTACCTACCTACCAGTAAACATAATCGGATCTTGTATGCGACTCTCAAGTATCCGTCAGCAGGACCACTATTCGAGCAGGAAAAAAACAGACAAATTCAAATGCAAAAGGAAGTTCGCAGATTACAGAGCGGCCTGGCCGCGAAATGGGGTGCACAATGAATGAGAGACACTTTCGTCTAATGTGGGCGGTCTTTCTGGGCTTCTGTGTGATCATCTGGGTTTTTGCCATTATCGGCCTTGGCCACATGATCGGCGGATGTCAGATTGAAAAGGTCGAGCCGGCGCCAATTATCAAGCCAACGTGCCCCCCGACAACGGGCAAGGAATTTCAGGAGCTCAAGAAGTGGCGGTCCGTGACAGGGGAGCGGATTGAATCGCAATGAACGATATAACTTTCGGAAGCCTGTTCTCCGGAGCCGGCGCTTTCGATCTCGGGCTGGAGCAAGCCGGGATGAAATGCGTCTTTATGGTGGAAAATGAAAAGTACTGTCTCACAATCCTCGACAGACACTGGCCTGATGTACCCAAAAATCAAATCAGACCCTGCATGGGTCTTGTGGGCGGAGACCCTTGCCCCATACGAAGCACTGCTTCGGCAATGCAGGGAACGATCAAGCCGGACATGTCGGGATACTTTCTCGCAATGGCAGAGAGATGCAAACCCCGGTGGATTCTCCGCGAAAATGTTCCTGCACCTGATGTCCTTGACTTTGGACTCGCGCTGGAAATGCTCGGCTACTATATCGTTGTTGTCGAGATCAACAGTGCCGCATTTACGGGTCAAAGCAGGCGCCGTGAGTTCGTGGCAGGATTCGATCTCAAAGAAAGGCTTGATCGGTTCGTCCGAGCATGCCATGACGCGGAAAATGATTCAGGGAATTGCTCGTCGGAGCATAAAACGCAAGGCCGGCGGCTGGGGTCACCATTGTACTGTATTACTTCGAGACCGTTCAGGCTGGATTGCCGTGAAAATTATGTTTTCGAGGGGCCGGAGCGGGGATTACGTCTGCTCTCATATGCTGAGCGGGAGTCTCTTCAAGGACTGCCTTCTGGATGGACTGACGGGATACCTCAATCGGCTCGCGAACGAATGGTCGGAAACGCCGTGACGGTCCCGGTCGCAAAATGGCTGGGCGAAAGGATCAAAGAGGCTTTGAAAGGAGCATAGAAATGGCTGAAAAACAGACTATTATTCGCCTGAAAATTCCGAGCGTCAAAGACCAGCGAAGATTGGCCGGCATCCTATGGAAGGCTGGTTACAAAATTCGGTGCGAGCCATCCAAGGCCCCAAAGTATGAAGGGGAAATGCGCCTATGCATCCTGCTTGCGCCGGAACAAATGAAGGAGCAGCTCTTTGCTGCAAGCGGCGCAATTATACGTTTGAGAATTCCCAACGAAAGCGATCAACGAGCATTGGCGGAGCTGCTTTTCGATAATTGCTACACGCTTTGGTGGGAAGATCTTAAGAATTCGCCCAATCTCGAATTGCGATTCTGCATCGGTCTAACCGTCGACCAAGCTCAGGAACAAACCTATGAAACCTTTGCCAGAAAAGATTAACCAAATTATCTGTGGCGATTGGATTGAAGTCCTCAAAGGACTGCCAGCGACTTTTGTTCATTGTGTTGTAACGAGCCCACCATATTGGGGACAGCGGCTCTATGGCTGGGGCGGCGATGGTTCGTGCCAGAGAAATAAGGTCTCCCACAACTGGAGCGATAAATCCGGTGCGATTATGATTTGTACAAGATGCGATATGAAGGCCCCAACGCTCGGCCTGGAACCCACGCCCGAAGAGCACATTAAAAACCTTGTTACTGGTTTCCGCGAAGTCCGGAGAGTGATGCGGGACGATGCCGTCATGTTTCTGAATTACGGAGATAAATTTGGTGATGGCGGACGGAAAACATACCACGCCGACAAATTGCAATTTGGCCACCAAACGCAAGTACCGGAAAGTCGGCCGGGTATTGGCGACCATGGGCTTCTCGGTCTTCCCTGGCGGCTGGCACTGGCCCTTCAGATGGATGGCTGGTATCTCCGCAGTGATATTATCTGGGCGAAGGCCCTGAGCTTCTGCCCGACTTACTCCGGCTCGACAATGCCGGAATCGGTCAACGGCTGGCGGTGGGAAAGACATAAAGTGAAAGTCAAAGGTGGGGATAGAGGTGCGGAAACACAGAGGACTGGTTCAACACCGGGGCGGCCTCAGCAAGATCACGATGGCAAAGATTTCAAGTCCTCCTCTCAATGGCAGGACTGTCCCGGCTGTCCCAAGTGCGAACCGAATGGCGGCCTTGTGCTTCGAAAAGGCTCGTGGAGGCCTACGCGGGCGCACGACTATCTTTTTATGCTAACAAAGACGGACCAATACTACTGCGATATCGAGGCGATCAGAGAAGAATGTGCCGAGGCAACAATTCAACGCGATAAATATACCCGCATTCTGGAAAATGATGGTCCACAGGCCGTTCGCCATGACCATGAAACGCCGAGTAATCCTTCCGGTCGCAATCTGCGCGATGTATGGTGCATAAATCCGCAAGCCTACAGCGGCGCCCACTACGCAACATTCCCTGAGAAACTTGTAGAGCCGTGTATTAAGGTCGCAACGAGCGAAAGGGGCGTCTGCCCTAAATGTGGGGCGCCATGGGTAAGAATAATAAATCGTGGCTATGAATTTCGGTCAAAAAATCCTGCTGGTATATGCAACGAGGGTACATATTTGGAAACATCAGTGGCACGTAAAATTGGAGGCATTCATGCTTGGCCTATCGCATCGTCAAAAAATACCACTCTCGGTTGGCGTCCCACCTGCAAATGTGGAATACAGGAGACCCTACCAGCCATTGTGCTCGATCCGTTCATGGGAAGCGGAACGGTGGCTCTTGTAGCACCCAAACTCAAACGAAACTGGCTCGGCATTGAGATAAATCCAGACTATGTCAGGAATCATGCCGAGTATCGAGCCGCCGAGGGCGAAACCGGCTTGCCAACTGAAGAGCAAAGGCACGGACAGAAGGCATTATTTGCGGTGAGATAATGCGTGAATTTAGAAATATCAGCGGCCACTTTTCAATTGGCGGTCACGTCTATGCCTTTAAGTCCATGCTCGAATATCGCTGGGCATGCGCCCTCGAGCTGTGCCGCCGATACCCGCAATTGTCGATAGCCATCCTGGACCACAAGATCACGGGATGGGAATATGAGCCGGAAGCATTACCCTTTGATGACATCGATCGCTATGATGCCAAGGACCAGCCGCGGCGGCTGCGAGGCGTCCTGCAATACAGGCCGGACTTTAAAGTGACGAGGGCGGATGGCTCATTCATCTACCACGAGACTAAAGGTTATATGGCCGGTCCCGACCGGACCAAGCTGCGCCAGTTTCACAAGTATTATCCTGCCCGCCGGCTTGTTATCGTTATTGATGGAATGCCGAGGGGCAGGACCAGCAAAAGCGCCATCGCTCGGCGGCGATACGACTTCCTGACCAAACTCAACTACGGAATCCTCGATGCCAGGCCGATCTTCAAATCGCTGGCTGGCTGGTTGGAACACGTAGGACATCATGAATGCAATCGAATATAGAAAACTGAAGGGACGACTCAAAGGACAATGTACCTGGTGTGGAGCGCAAGTACCCAAAGGCAGGCGCTATTGGTGCCGGCATCAATGTTTTGTACAATTCCGGTTTCGCTATGATTGGCAATTTACCAGTAGATGGGTCATCAATCGCGATAAAGCAATTTGTCAATGCTGTGGCTTTGATGATATGTGGCGAGAAAGAATTTTTCGGCGGCTCGAGGATCGATCTTTACGCCGGTATCTGGGACAACTTTATATTCAGATGGGATTTCCGCAAGATCGTCATCGCCGTTGGGTCGAGGCCCACCATATATGTGCCAGATCGAAAGGCGGAAGTAACCTACCACATAATCTGATGACATTATGCGTACCGTGTCATTGTAGGACGCGAAAGGAATTGCGCGGAATGGTGCTAAATAAAAAACAGATTGAGCGACTGCTTAAATCGCTCGAATGGATGACGACAACGCTTAAATGGCAATATATTCAGGAGAAGAATCTCTTCGGCCAAGAAGGTGAGCCTGAATATAGTCCCGAGCTGAAAGATGCGATTCAATTGAAAAATGAAATTGAGGCGGGTTTGAAGGAAGAAAGTCAAAAATGTCCACAAGTATAAAGTGCAAAAAACATGCCAAGTATAGTGTTTTAGAAGCGCCCGTTCAAAAGGACCTTTACCGATATGGCAAATGCTGCGATGTTTTTCGCGCCTTTGTCCGCGCCATGGAATCCGATGTAGTCTACGATCCCTTCGCAGGCAGCGGCACCGGGATGATTGCTTGTCAAATTGAAAACAAAACCTGGATAGGAATGGAGATAGAAGCAGCAGTCTGCGACATTGCTGTCTTACGCTGGCAAAATTTCACCGGTCAGAAAGCAAAGCTTGCATGATTTCAATGGATAGATTAACTGGATATTATCTATCCTATTTATATCTATGGGTCCTTCCCAGGCTTTGCCAGGTCGCGGGGCAAAGCCTTGCCGAATCGGGCTACTTGTAAAAATTTTTCTGTTTGTGAAAAAAGAAATGATTTTAGGGGCGAAAAACGGCGTTTTCAGCCTGAAAATAGCGTTGTGACATCTGAAAGTCTCTATTAGCGTAAAAGTGGACATAATGAGTAACAAAACGTCAAATTGGAAAGGAAATGAGATGGCAAAAGGAGAATCCATCGTGAAGATGAGTCCTGCAAATAAGATTGAGGAGATATTAGATGCGCTGGGTAAGGGTGCTGAATGGATTCAAAAAGCTGGAGAGCTGTACGTGGAGCTGATTGCCGTTGAGCCGCAGGCGAGAGAAGACTTGAAGCGAGCGGCAGCGGCGCGCGATTTACGGTTTAGCAGTCAGACGCTCAACTGGCTGGAAGGCATCGGGCGCCATCAGATGCATCGTCAGCTATTTTTGACCAGAGGGACCGGTCAGGGCCGTCTTATCAGCAGGCTGCCTTTTTCGGACCAGAAGGCAATCTTCGAGGATGGTAAAAAGTATCCTCTACTTTTACCGAACGGAGATGATATTCTGGTCGATCTCCGCGAGATATCGCACGGACAGGCTGCGCAGATATTTGGAGATGGGTATATCCGGGACCTGCCGGAGCAAAAAAGCTGGTTGCTCGATAATAAACCACAACAAGAGGACGCCGAGGAAATCAAAGAGCCATACGTATTACTTCAGGGCTTTGTGGATTTCCTGCCTCACGATAAAAAGTTGAGGCTGAGTAAAGCCAGGCTGCGCGAAATCCTGATGCAAATATGAAAATCATCCTAAGACGATGCACGAAATGCGGCGACGAAAAGCCGTTAGGCGCATTCAAACGGTGTAAATACGAACCTCATGGTCGCCTCACACTCTGCAAAGATTGCCGGAATGCCCGACTGCGCGAGCGGTATCATAAGGACCCAGCCTATCGAGCGAAAGTGAAGGCCCGAGCGCGAGAACGGTCGAAGGATCCGGCATATCGGGCGAAGAAGAACTCCCGACAGCGCGAACGGTATCATAAGGAGCCGGCCTATCGGGCGAAAGTGAAGGCCCGAGCGCGAGAACGCTCGAAGGACCCAGCCTATCGGGCGAAGAAGAACTCCCGCCAGCGCGAACGATATCATAAGGACCCGGCCTATCGGGCGAAAGTGAATGCCCGAAAGTGCGAACGCTCGAAGGATCCGGCCTATCGAGCGAAAGTGAATGCCCGAGCGAGCGACCGGTATCATAAGGACCCGGACTATCGAGCGAAACACCGGGCGAAAAGGAATGCCCGAAGGCGCGAACGCTTGAAGGACCCGGACTATCGAGCGAAAGTAAAGGCCCGAGCGCGCGAACGCTCGAAGGACCCGGCCTATCGGGCGAAAGAGAATGCCCGAGCGCGCGAACGCTCGAAGGACCCAGCCTATCGGGCGAAAGAGAATGCCCGAATGCGCGGGGAATATAAAAAGCGGTGTAACGACTCGGCCTATCGAGCGAAAAGGAATGCCCATAACCGCAACTCATATCGCGAATTAATGACGTTCAAAATCCTTTTTTTAGAAATTCCGCTTCTGAAACAGTTGCTTCCTGAAGCAGTTAAAAAACTGAAACATGGGGAGACATCGAATATGTGAGGCGAATTTAGTTAGCGGGTTTGAACCGCAATATATAGGATGGGCATTGATGATCGCGCAGGCAAGAATAAATGAAGAAGGTTAAAAACCGGTCAAAAAAAAACGTCATTCGCAAAGGCTGGCAAGGATCGGTGCCCAGCAGATGCAATCACTGGCATTCAGTTATGGCACGCTGATCGAGGCGCAAAATTCGCTGCCGCCGAATACCCAAGTCGGCCTCGCCGAACTGATTCAGCATTGTGATAAGCTGGCCGAGGCCTGGCGCCGAGGCCAGTTTCTACGGAACGTCCGCAACCTTGCTTCGGTTCCAGTCAGTCTGGACGAGGCTGCCAAAAGACTGAATCTCAATGGGCCGGATTATTTGCGGAGAATATTGGAGACCGATGCCGAGGCCGGCGACTTGTGGCGTCAGACTCGCCAGGAGGCGTTCATCAAGATCAAGCTCGCCCTGGTAAAGACCGCGATGGAAGGGAACCAAACTGCCATTAGGGCCGTCGAAAACCTTCTGCGGGCTGAGATGGAGTACAAAATCTCCAGCAATCCCCAGAGATTGAGAATTACTGACATTGCCAATCTCATCGGCCAGCTGCCGGGCACGGTGCATAACTGGATCAGCAGATACCAGATGCCGTTGGGACCGGATAAGGCCATCGAGCTGAAGGACTTCGTAAGATGGTTTGAAACATTCACGGCGGAAAAAGCGGCAGCCAAAAACGGTGGGAAAAAAGACCAGTCCAGCCGGCTTCACCAGGTCAAGGCGGAACAGATCGAAATGGAAATAAAGCGGCGCCGGCACGAGCTGCTCGACCGCGATGAAGTAATGGCCGGCATATTGGCCCGACATCAAGTGCTGATCAATTCGATGAGGCAGAAGGCCCCCCAGATAGCACAGCTTTGTCAGGGTCAGAAGCCGGAAAGGGTTATTAAAATTATTAGCGATGCCCTGGCGGACATCTGCCGGGAGCTTTGCCAGATACCCGCACAGCTCCGCTTGCCTGAAAGCGTTGCCAGAGCCTATCAGAACGTGCTCGAGATGCTCAATGAGCCTTTTGGCCAAAAAGAGAAATAGCAATCTTCCAATCCAGGCGGAAGAGCTGGAGAGCCTTACGCCGAAGGACCGGCCGGCAATGTCGGATTGGGCGGAGGCGAACTACGTCCTATCCGCGGAGACAAGCGACATCGCCGGTCCATGGAGTAATGATTATACACCCTTTCTAAGGCCGATCATGGATTGGTTCTCCGACGTGACAACATGGCAGATCACCACCATGAAATGCGCCCAGGCAGGGGGTAGTGAGGTCGCCAATATCGCAGTCGGCTATACCTGCGATATTGACCCGGCGCCTACCTTGATCGTCATGCCGCGAGAGACGGATGCCAAAAGAAGATTGGCCACTCGAATTAGACCAATGTTCAAAGCAAATCCCCGTCTTTTGCGCCATTTACCGGGGGGAAGACTCGACAATCTGAACGTGGGCCAAGAGACTGTCCTTGAAAATATGATTTTATACATCGCCTGGGCGACATCACCGGCGGCCCTTGCCGACAACCCGGTCGCCAAGGTGATTCTCGATGAGGTAGGTAAATACCCTGCATCGGTTGGAAAAGAGGCGGACCCGATTTCGCTCGTTAAGAAAAGACAGCGGACCTTTCGCACTCGGCGCAAGCTGCTCATAGTCTCATCGCCCGTCCATACGGGCGATCTTCTTGACGCCGAATTTCAGAAAGGCGACCGTTGCGAATGGCACGTTCGCTGTCCATTCTGCGGTCGTTTCCACGTCATGAAATGGCAGAACGTGAGGCTCGACAAGGATGCCCAGGGTGAGCTGCTCGACCCGGAGGCCTACCGCGCCGGCGGTCATTGCAATTACGTATGTCCCTTGTGTCACCGGGCGTGGAGCGAATATGAGCGATGGGAAGCGGTAAGCGCGGGCAAGTTTGTGCCGGATGGCTTCGAGCTGGACGATTCCGGCGCGTTTATCAGTCAGCCGCCGTTCACCGCACATCACAGCTGCCGCATCACCGCCTTGATGCTGCATCCCGTCTTTCAGACGATGGACGAGCTCGCCGGCGACTGGGCGGCTGCACAAATCGCAAAGAAGGCCGCAAACGTTCTACCGCTGCAAGATTTTATAAACTCACAGCTCGGCGAGCCCTGGAAGGAATCCGTCAAGCCCACTCAGATTGCAAAACTCAAACCTCACATCGGCACATATCACAAAGGGATCGTCCCGCCAGGCGTACAGCTTCTGACCGCCGGCGTGGACATTCATTCCGACCATGTCTGGGTCAGCGTCGATGGATGGGGCTACCTATCAGAGGCCTGGAGCATATTCGAGGCAAGATTGGAGACAGGAGACACTATGGACCTCGATAATCTGGACTTGTTGCGCAAGTTCCTTCTGACACCATGGCAGATCGAGGGCAATGCCGACATTGTCTTCTATATCTCGCGAACGGCAATTGATTGCGGCTACCGGCCGGATATAGTTACCGATTTCTGTCGCAAATGCACCGAACTATCGATAGTGCCGGTCCGAGGCGATGACAGTGTCAGGGCCCGGCCCTACCGCGTCGTTCCCATCGCTGGCGGGACCCTTAGACGATATGACCTTAATGTTTGCGAATACAAAAACTGGCTCTATCAATTGCTTTTTGAAACTCCAGTCGGTGGGTCAGGATTTTGGCATCTTCACGCCGATACAAGCGAGGAAACGCTGACCCATCTGACATCCGAGCACCAGAGTCTCGTGCGCGGCCGACGGGGCCGCTCTGTGATGTCCTGGACATTGAAAAATGAACATCTTCCTAACCACCTCTGGGATTGCAAGGTCTACTCGGCCTTTGCAGCGGAGCTGGTCGGCGCGAGGTCTTTGCAGCCTCTGAAAGAAAAGCAGCCAGCTATTCACAAGCCAAGAGCCAAGCGAGGAACGTTTTTGGATAATTTGCCGGAGATATTCGCGCCATGAAAGAGGGATTCCTCAACGATCTCCCTGACCTGAACATGCCGGAAAGTCATCGCAAAGCATCGGACAAAAATCGCAAGGACATTGTGCGATACGTCAAGATGAAATGTCCTCGATGTGGGAGTCCCAAAGTACGGATTTACAGCACGAGGGATTTGCCAGTTAGACATCACCACTGCTTAGACTGCGGGCATAAATTCGACAGCATTGAATGCTAAAAAATTTCTACCTTTGTACTACGCGGTAGTACAGTCATCCTTGACTATTCAAACGACGGTCCTCTATTTTGACATTTGGAAATTGGAAATGCTGATATAGAAGGAGCAAAGGTGGCCACTATAAGCAAAAGCTGGGGCAGCGAAGCAACCATAATGAACGCGGTCGCCGTGACGACCGGCTCCTGGTCGAGGGTGCGACAAATTTAGGAGAATTGATATGGCCATTACTTGGGATGTTGGATGAAACAACGATGGCTCATCGCGCAATACCTAAAAAGCGTGCTGGGCAGAAAGTCTGACTTAGGGTAGATTGATTATGGCTACCTACTATATGGATTATGTCAATGGCGACGATGGCAATAATGGCTCATCTTGGGCGCTTGCCAAGAAGACCATACAAGGCTTTACTGCTGCTATTTTGGGGCCCGGTGATATTATCAGGATTGCCAAAAGTCCAGCTCCTGTTTCTTTAGGAACGACTGGGGCGTGGAATGGAACTGGAACAGTTACTGAAAGAAAAATCGTAACGCTCGGAGCGGCTCAAAATGTAACTATTGAATTGTGCGAAACCGCCTGGACGGCTTCTACTGATGTTACGGCTACTACCTCAGCAACAAGGAAAGAAGGTAGTTATGCCGCATCCCTTGCGATTGTTGCTGGCTTTACTACTGGCAAAGTTGCTTATAAAGCCACAGGTACTCTTAATTTATCTGCTTATCAAAAACTTTCTTTTTGGATACAGAATAATGCTGCAATCGCTTCGGCAACTGTTTTGAAGGTCGTTCTTTGTTCAGACACCGCTGGGGATACTATTGTTGATACTTTTTGGATCCCTGCCATTCCCTCAACCGCCAGGTTTCTTCCTTTGACTATAGCCAGAGAAGGTGGGGGGAATTTGGGGGCTTCTATTGCGTCAATCGCCGTTTATGCTAACAGTGACCCTGGCACAATAACCCTTCTCTTAGATGATTTTATTGCTTGCACTACTGATGGGCTTAATCTCCAAAGTTTAATATCCAAGAACTCTGCCGAGCAGGGCGGAACGGAGGGTTGGTATGGAATACAAAGCATAAATGGAGTTACGGTTTTACTAGATAATGATACAAATACTTTAGCCAATGCTGGCAGGGGATATTCAGGAACAACTGAAACTGTAACTACCTATAAAAGAGAAACGATAAAAACAGATTTGGCTGCGGCTGCTACAACGGAAGTTCAGACAGTTCAAGCTAGTGGAAGTTTTGCAGTTGGTAACATCGAATTTCAAGGCGGTTGGAATACTTCTACAACTGTTCAAGAAGGAGAAACATTTTTTGATGGCTTAAATGGAAATGGTTATGGGATTTATTTATTAACTAAAAGTCATATTACTTTCAATTATCTTAATGTTTGCCGTTATAACTATGGGGTCTGCTACAGCACCAGCAGCAACAACACTATTACCACCCTTTCAAATGCTAATAATAACACCTATGGGGTCGTCTACAGTAGCGCCAGCAACAACAACACTATTACCAGTCTTTCAAATGCTAACAATAACAGTTATGGGGTCTACTACAGCGCCAGCAACAAGAACACTATTACCACCCTTTCAAATGCTAATAATAACACCTATGGGGTCTACTACAGCACCAGCAGCAACAACACTATTACCACCCTTTCAAATGCTAATAATAACGCCTATGGGGTCCGCTATGACATCAGCAGCAATAATACCATTAAATCTTTATCAACTTCGGGAAATGGAACAACGGGGGTTTACAATGATAGAGGAATAAATTATCTTTTTAACGCCTTAATCGCCGAACCAACAGAAGTTTCAGGATATACAAGTTTTGGCAATTCAAGGATTTTTTCAAACAAGCACGACCAAACTACAGATAATCATTGGATATTTACCGATGGCGGGACGATTAACTCGCAAACAACGGTCAGGCATACTGCTTCGGGTATAGCGTGGAAACTGGCGATTACTTCCGCTAACAGGGCCAGCAATTATCCGCTTACTTTATCAATAACTAAAATTGCAGTTGCGGCAAATGCTCTGGTAACCGTGAAAGTATGGGTCTATAAGGACTCTGCGGCGGGAGTAGCAGCAAAATTAGTTTGCAGGGGCAAGCAGATTGCGGGAGTTGATAACGATGTCGTGGCGACTGCGGCGAATGTCTTACAAACGTGGGAGGAATTAACGATAACCTTTACGCCCACGGAAGCGGGAGTAGTTGAGATTGAAGGTTGGGGTTATTATGTATCGGCTCTGAGCAGCGTCTACTTTGACGACATGACAATTTCTCAGGCGTAATTATGGCGATAGAACAAAAATATCAGGACATAGCAGGGAAATGGCGAGTGCTCTATCAGATAAATTTAGACGAATCCATTATGCTGAAATTTAGTCAGAATCCTTCTGATGCTGAGGTTCAGTCCAAAGTGGACATTCACATCGCCAGTGATGAATACATCTATAGAGATACATATAAGTTGCCAATCATCATTGAAGATTTCAAGGAGAGTATTGAAAATGCAGTACGATTCATAAAAATTACTAACCCGACATTGGCACAATGGAATACCTATATTAGCACCCTGCAATGGTATGACGCTTCAATGGTGAGATGGTTCATATTTGCATTAGCAATAAGGCTTGCAGAACAAAATAGTATTAACCTATCCGTTTACACTGAAGTAGAAATACTTAGTAAGTTAAAACAATGGATTATAGTAACACCAGCAGCGAAATTAAGAAAGATTATTTGGGGAAATTAAGTTGGCATTACCTACACCGGACAATTTGAAAACGATGGATTATGCCTTCCGAGGGCAACCGTTTGTAGATGTTCCGGCAAAGGCAACAATTGACTTAAAGACGATGGATTGGGCTTACCAGGCGCAACCGTTTGTAAGTAATCTTACAGGAGCGCCGCCTGGTGGAAAAATCCCCTGGCCTTTGCTCTTTAGGAGGGCTGGCTAATGGCTGCCAAGAATATCGCAATCACGGTCACTTACACGGCCTGGGACACGGCCAACAATGTCGGCAAGACGGGTGACGCTGCCAGCCATACATTGCGGGGCGTTCGAGATGGGGCGGAATTTACGCCCGCCGCCAGCCCGGTCGAGGTGGATGCAACGAACCTGCCGGGGACGTACAAAGTTGCCTTGACCGCCGCCGAAAATAATGGTGATGTCCTTTGTCTGGGCGGCAAATCTTCTACCTCAAATGTTGTCATAATATGTGTCGAATGGTTTAACGAGGATCCGGCGATGTCAAAGGCTGCATATGACTGGGGAGCATGGACACAATGCGGCGTAGAAGCAGTTGTCCTGACGACTGGCGGAACGATTCTGGAAATAAGCGATGCCATTGACCTCGATGGCAAGGCCGCTTGCGAAGTCTCGATAGAGGCGACATATTCAAACCACGCCAAGGCGACCGGCGGTCTTGAGATAGCCGTGCTTGGCGAGTGCAATAGCACCTATCAAGTGCAGCTTGATATTGGTGCCGGGCCGGAGATGATTTTCACCCAAAACGATACGCGGCGGGACCGTTTCCGCGTTGACCCTCAGGAATATGGGACGTTCAAGGTCATGCACGATTGGAACAATACGACCGCCAGTAGCAGTGTGACCATTACAACGAGGTACAGAACCGCGACCGTTGCGCCGGTGTGACAATGATAATGAAACCGACAAAATTCAGGATGCCGATTAAAGGCCACTGGGCCGCAAAATATCTTATGGGCTTGTGGCTGATGAGCGAAGGTGGTGATCTCCAATTTTACGATTTGAGTGGAAATCAAAATACTGGCACAATAGCAGGAAATATAACGTGGCAGCCAGGCAAATTCGGCCCCTGCTTGGATTTTGCTGCCACTACCGCCTGTCCCACCATCCCTCATAAATCCTGGCTTGATTTCAATGGTTATACCGGCAGCTACACCTTTATTATGTCTGTCAAGGGTGCGAGCCAGGCGGCAAGTTACAGATTGATTGAAAAGCTCGGAGGTGCTGGAGCATATCCGATTGGAATCATGGGGTCCGCAGCAGGGCAGCCTCTTGCATATATCTATGATGGCACAAATAATCCTGGAGTGTCTCTCGGGACGGTCATCGATGGGAATTGGCATATCATAGCATTCGTAGTCGATAACGCTGCAGATTATCTGTATGGATACAATGATGGCCTTCTGGTAGGCTCAACGCTCAATACTGTAACGGCAGGAACGGCCAATACTGCCCCATATTACCTCGGCAACAGGTATCTCTATGACAGGGATTTCATAGGTCAAATCGGATTCATAATGGCATACAATCGTGCCCTTTCCACCGCCGAAATTGCACGTCTTTACCGAGAGCCGTTCTGCATGTTCGAGCGCACTGCAATTGAACTATGGGGGCGGCCCACCGAAGAGGCACCCCCGGCTGGCTTAAGTATTCCTGTTGCAATGCGATATTATCGCAATAGGAGGGCCGCCTGATGCTAACGACATTCATGGCGCAAAATTCTGCCAACATGAGTTTTACTGATAGAGAATCGAATGGCAAGTGCCCTGTGTGTCATAATTCCTGCAAGGGCACGAATTTTTTCGATTTGAGAGTTAGAAATTTTCAAGTGTTTTGCATTCTCTCCATATTGGTTTTGTTTCTCACATTCCTTGCTGTGATATTGCCTTCTCTTGCGAGCCGGAGTGCCTGGACGTGCAAGAAATGTCTTTCCGCAACCACGACATATAACCTCAATGAGCTGAGTACGAATTTCCCCTTTCCTTTTATAAAGGTGGTTACAAACATGAGACCGATGAGCAAGGAGGATAAGATTTTCCAATCTATTGTCAGACCGGTCTCCGTTGATATGATGTACATCTTCACTCTCAGTAAGCGGGCGTCCAAGATGTTCACTCATAACGAATCTGTGTTCCAAGATGTATCCGCTTTTGCGGGCATTAAGATGGTTCGGTTTTGCTATCAATACATAACCAGATTCTGTCCTCGCTCTACCACCACGCCATCTCGAATTGCGTTCGCCTCGCTGGGTATGTCCATGAAGATAACCAGCATCGTTTCCTCGTTTAAGGCGCCAGATAGTAGATCGGGAAGGTATGAACTCTTTACCACAGCCGCATTTGCATTGCATAATTTGTCCTTTCAAAAAATTACTGGTATTTCTGATGACATTCTATACTGGTATTACCTAAGAAACAAGAGGTTTTTAGAAAATGTTGTTCATTAAGCAAAATGCCTCCATAACAATTAAGATAGGTCCAATGCTCGATTCTATCAATGGCAATGATCAGGAGACTGCCCTGACCATTGCTCAGGGTGATGTTGTGCTCTCGAAAAATGGAGGCGCTTTTGCCCAGAAGAACGATGCAACGAGCTGCACGCACGATGCCAAAGGCATGTATGGATGCCCGCTTAATGCGACCGATACCGGGACGGCAGGCAAGCTGCAATTGCTCGTCCACATGGCCGGGGCACTCGCCGTCTGGCATGATTTCATGGTCCTTCCGGCAAACGTCTACGATTCGCTGGTCGCCGGCACGGACTATCTGGATGTCGCCGTTGTTGACCAGGCCAACATTGATTTCGGGGCGTTACAAAAGACAAGCCTCAATGCGGCGACCCCGGCAAGCGTGACGGGAGCAGTTGGTAGCGTCACTGGGAATGTAAGCGGGAATGTAGGTGGGTCGGTGGCCTCAGTCACTGGTGCAGTTGGAAGTGTCACGGCGGGAGTGACCGTTGCTTGGAACAATGACAAGATGGGATATGGACTGAGTGCGGCGGCGATTCAGGCGATCTGGGACGCCCTCACATCTGCATTTACCACCGTAGGAAGCATTGGCAAGAAGCTCGCTGATTGGGTAGTCGGCACAATTGATACCTACACCGGTAATACCAAGCAGACGGGCGATACTTACGCCAGGCTCGGGGCGCCCGCCGGCGTGTCGGTCAGCGCCGATGTTGCGGCAATCAAGGCGCAGACGGCGGCCATCGAGACGGACACTCAGGACTTGCAAGCCCAGGTTGGAGTGGATGGGGCTGGTTTGACGGCATTGGGCGACACGAGGATTGCAAATCTCGATGCAGGCGTGACAACGCGGGCGGCGGCAGCCATCTGCACGGAGGCCAGGCTTGCCGAGCTCGATGCGGCCAATGTTCCGGCGGATATCGATACTCTCAAGACCCGGATACCATCAACGGTGGGATTCACAGGCGCAAATGTCAACGCCCAGGTCAAGGCCATAGATGACATCGATCTATCGGCGACGCAAAAGGCAAGCGTCAACGCCCAGGTTGCAGACGTGATCAAGACCGACACGGTCTCAGAGATGGCGCAGGGCGCGCCTCCTGTATCTCCAAGTGTAGAGCAGATCCTGAATTACCTGTATCGCCGGCTCAGGAACAAAGTGACGGATGATGGTTCGAATGTCAAAGTCTACAACGATGCAAAAGATACGGTGCTTATTAAGGCCCCGGTATCGGATGATGGGAGCACGTTTACAAAAGACGAATATGTTAGTGGGGCCTAAATGGCCATAGATTCTCAGAATAAACGCAGGAGCGCCATTAGTGACATGGAGCTTGAAGCATTGATGCCGCTGCCTGATGGTGTCATAGACAAATACGACCGCAAGCACTTAGCTGGATTTTATAGCGGGATCGCGGCGGCAGGTCCGCCGACCTTTATGGCCGCCTGGGCCGTAAAGAGCAATGTTCTGCTGGAGTAAATTATGAGCTGGCTTCGCGCCACACCGTGCCCCATACCCTTTGTCCTGGTCAGCCGCATTGATGGCCAGGGGCTGAGCGGGGCCGCCGTGACGATCAAGGTCAGTAAGGATGGTCAGGCCCAGCAGACGCCAGAGGGAACGATAAGTGAAATGGGCGGCGGCCAGTACGTCCTGAATGCCAGCGCGGCCGACATGAATGGAGACGTGCTGGGATTCCTGATGACGGCCGCCAATGCCGTGCCGGTGGAAGTTACGATCAAGACCGCGCTGGATGGGGGGTCAGCTATCTACACCTATGGCACTGGCGTGACGGTTGGCCAGACCTTGGCCGAACAATTATTGAGTGTTCAAGCGGCGATAACGGCAATTGAGAGTGGCGCCCAAGAGGTAAGTCTGGATGGCGGAATCTGGACACGGGCGAATGTGTCGGCGCTCTACGACCGGGAGGAGCGGCTCCAGAATCGCATCGTTTGGGCAAGTCGCGGAAGAAATACGGTTGCCGAGTTTTAAGAATGGTCGAGAGAAGAAGAGAAAACTTGTTCCTCAAAAATATCGGATCGTGGGTTGACGATGTCGTGAAGGCCGTATCGCCCAGGGCAGGGTACAGGCGCATGGCCTATCGGTTTGGCTATGACATCCTTGACAGGTCTCGCCTTCGCACCAAGCGCACCGGACTTGTCGGCACTGGAGACCAGCAGCTGACGGCCGATGCCCTCGATAAGTTGAGGAACATCTGCCGCGACATGGGTCGAAACAATCCGCTCGTGACTGGCATACTTCGTGTAGAAGCTAACGGTGTGGTGGGCACGGAAACACAGATACAGGCAAGGACCGCAGATGATGAATGGAACGCGGCCGCCGAGCAGCTCTGGGACGATTTAATGATTGCCCGGGCGTGTGATGTGACGGGACGATTCAATTTTCATGCGCTGCTCAAAAAATTATTTCTAAGTTATAGGCGTGATGGTGATGCCTTTGTGCTTTTCCTTGATGATTCATTGCAGGCTATCGAGGGAGAGGAGTGCGGCACCCCCTGGGGAAGCAAGAATGATGCCATAAACTTCGATGTCTATAATGGCGTGGCATTCTCCAAGCAGACCAAACGGGTCATAGGATACTATATCGGAAAGCGCAACAAATGGGGATATATTCGGAATGAAGATTACCAGAAATATCCTGCCGATGTCGTACATCACCTATTCAATACGGAGAGATTCAGCTGCTCACGCGGCGAGCCGGCCCTGACCAGCTCGGTGCACTTCATCGATCAGCTGTGCGGGTACATCGATGCGGAGCTTGTTGCGTCAAAAATCAACGCCTGCTGGCCGATGATGACCAGGACTTATGCGGCCGAGGGACTGCCACGGGGCTACACGGGTGGGGTCAGCGCTACTGGCAAGACGGAAGATGAGAAACCAATTGATAAAATCGAGCCGGGACAAATCTGGCATGGCACGGCGCCGGGGGAGGAAATCAAGGCGATAGGCGCGGCCCGGCCGCCATCGGCGTTTGATTCTTTTGTCCTGCGGATGCTGGCCTTTATCGGCAGGCCTTTATGTCTACCCTCGATGCTCATAACGGGCGATTTCTCGGGCGCTACCTATATGAATGCCCGTATCGCCTATCAGGAGGCCCGCGAAAATTGGAAGGACGAGCAGAACCTGGTTCTTAAACCCTTTATCCGCCGGGTGTGGTTATGGAAGCTTGCCAAGTGGATCGAGCGCCGCGATCTGACGCCGCGAGACGATTGGAAAAAGCATGAAATCTGGTGCAAGCGCTGGCCATATGTGAACCCCTATCAGGAGGCCGATGCCGACAAGCTTCAGCTTGCCAACGGGACGATGACAAGAACGGAAATATGCGCTCGCCAGGGACGCGACTTCAGGGACGTCACCGATGAGCGGGCGAAGGAAGAAGAATATCTGCAAACGAAAAAGGTAATTTTAGTAGCGGAAAAAGTCCTGAAATGAAAGGAGAAAATGATGTCACTTATTTCGAACATTAACGTGTGCTTCAACTGGGTCTTGACCAAAGTGCTGGACCTTTCTACGCCGAGGGATTCACAGAGTTTGGATCGGAGTCAGAGCTTTACGGATGGCATCGGAGATAATCAGGCCAACTGTATGTTTCATGACAGGCGAACCTTGGCCGATGCCGGGACTGAAACACTTGATCTGAGTGTTCAGACCGACTCCTTAGGAGCTGCAATTACGCCGGCCAAATTAAAGTCGCTTTTCATCTTCAATAAGTCAAGCGATGCAGGATTGAAGTTAGGCGGGGCCGCCACCGTTCCGATGACCTTGTTGAGTGCAACCGGCATTCTGACATTGCCTCCAGGAGGGATACTTATAGTTACTGCGCCGAAGGCCGCTGGCATTGATGTAACCACAAATAAGAATCTGAAATTGGAACATGATGGCACAGGCTCGAGCCCGCTTGACTATGAGATCAAGATGGATGCCGTTGACTAGACTATCGGACAGGAAAGCAGGTGATTTATGCCGATGGAAAATTTTCATTCCGCCCGGTTGAGGGATCCTTCGGATTTTGATCCCGATAGCTACCGATATACGCGTGGCGGGACCATTTATGGCAGAATCCGCGTGCCTAAGACGATTGACATTGTCTGGGCCAAATTGAAGGGTCACGCAAAGCCGAAGGATCCGCCCATGCCCCAGGCGCTGAGATTTCCCAGTGAGAAATGGACCGTTGCCGAGGCGAAAAAATGGCTGAAGGACAACAATGTTAAATATGAACGCTTCGAGCCGGCGAAGGAAAGCAAACATTCAGGATCGGATAACGTATTGAAATTTGCCGGTGGGCAAAATAAAGCGCCGATAGGAGCCTGCGTTTTCAACGGGGGCGATGCAGCCTGTGCGCTGACGGCCGATGACCAGGACAAAAAGATTCTAAAGATTGTCGCCTATTCGGGAGGAATTATCAAGAATCACTGGTTCTGGGGCGACACAATCTTCGACCTTGAAGGTCTGAAATTTTCAAAGGCACGAACGCCGATCCTTCACGAGCATTTCACAAGCTCGCGGATAGCATTTACCACCAAGCAGGAAATATCAAAGAATGTCAGTGCAGAAGCTACGTGGCTCGATAATGTCGAGGCCAGGGCGCTCAGGGATGACATGATTGCAGGCTTTCCGATGGAGGCGAGTCTTCATGTCCCGCCATTGGTGGTTGAGAACGTTAACGCCGGAATAGAAGTCGAGGTCAACGGGCTAAATTTCAAAGGGCCCGGCACGATTTTTCGCAAGGCCCTGATACGCGAGATAAGCATATGCGTTTTGGGGGCCGATGCCAAGACAAAGGCAACGGCCTACAGTCAAGATGAGAGCGAACAAATTGCATTTACGATTAAGGAGAATGAAATAATGGCAAAAACAGACGTAGAAATGACAATCGAAACTTTTACTGCGCAGTATCCGGACATGCACGGTGAGATTTTCAACGCCGGCAAGGCGGAAGGGCTGGCTGAAGGCCGGCAGAAAGTGTCCGATCTTTTCAAGGAGCTTCAGGCCGCTTGCGGCACTGACTACGAGCTTATCGTCAGCTCTTTCTCCGGAGGTAAGACTGCCGAGCAGGCGCGTGCCCTCATGATCGAAAAGCTCAAACAGACGAATGCGAAGCTAGCCGAGGACCTTTCCAGGGCGCAAAAGACAAGGATTGATCCGGCGATCCAGGAGTTCACACAGGGCAGCCCAGCGCCGGGCACTGGCCGATTTGATGAGACGAAGGCAACCAACGAGCAGCTCAAGGACCATTTCGGCAAGACGCAGGAATTGCAGGATGAATTTAGCTCGGCGGATGCCTACATCGCCGCCGTTCATCACCCGGCGAAATGATTGAAGAGGCCGAAGTGCTGCGCAAGTTAACCTTCTGCGCAAGTTAACCTTCCGCGCAAATGGGCCATGAGCTATCAAGTGCGAAAGATGAACCAATTATTCAGTAAAGGAGACTAATCATGGGATTAACAGCCAATACACCCTTGACATTTATTCGTGGTGAGCAGAGCGAATATCGGGTGAAGGGATCAACCATAATTTATGAAGGAGCCATGCTCGGCGACAGCTCGGGTTACGCTCGTGGTTTGCTGGGCGGCGATCCCTTCATCGGTCACTCGATGGAATATGTGGATAACTCGTTGGGCGGCGATGGAGCTTTGACGGTCCAGCGAATGAGGGGCCGCTACCGCTTAGAGGTTACTCTGACCGGTGTGGTGATAACTGATGTCGGTCAGCCTGTATACGCCAGCGCTGATGGCACTTTGACTTTTTCGGCGCCCGGTAATAGCTTCGTGGGCATCGTAGCCCGCTACGTGGCGGCGAATACCGCGATAGTGGAATTCCGCCCGGGCGAGAAGGATGAGTTCGGAGCCAATCCGAACCGAGTCTTGAAATCCGCCAACTATACGACGGACGCCGCCGATTGCGGCAAGATCATTTATGTCGATACCGATGCAGTCGTCATCACCTTGCTGGCAGGATCCTCGATTGCCGACTACATGGTGACCGTCGTCAATGCGGCGGCATTCGGGGCTGCCGGAATAGTGGTCGATTTTAACGCCGCCGACAACAGCGCCGGCGGTTGCGGCATGGCGGCGGGCGCTGCTGGGAAATGCTTGACGAATACCAAGGGAACGGCGCAGCGCGGGGATTATTTGGTTCTTGCCAGTAACGGCAAGGCTACGAATGCCGGCTGGCACATCATTGATAAGCGCGGAACTTGGGCGCAGGAATAGACTAAAGGGTCGACCATTAGCTGCGGGTTCTCTCGCTACCCGGCCAGGTAACGGGGGACGCAAGACAAAGAAGCGGCTGTATAGGGGCCTATACTTCCTATGCAGCCGCTTTTTTTGTACCCGCAAACTTTAACTGGAAATCTGAACCGCCACGGGGCAATGAAAAATTTAATTAAGGAGAATGTACCATGAGATACGTCACAGTACAGGGCGTTCGCGGTGAATTCTTTTTGCGAATCGCCGAGGCGATGGCCGAATGGATCGATCTTTTGTCGATTCCGTTCGATAGTGATTCGGCCCTCGAGACTTACGCCTGGCTCGGCACACCGCCGGGACTGACGGAGGTCAAGGGCGAGAAACGCGGCGAGGAGGCGGCTGAGTACTTCTACCAAATCCGCAATCGCGTCTACCAGGGCGGTCTGAATATCAAACGTGAAGATATCGAGCGGGATAAAACCGGACAGGTCATGGCCCAGGTCAATGAGTTCGCCACGCGTTGCGTAAATCACTGGGCGGAGCTGATGAGCACACTCATGCTCGCCGGCACGGGCACCACGCTGGGCAAGTGTTATGATGGTGCTAATTTCTTCAGCGCCACTCACGGCGAGCGAAAAAGCGGGGTCCAAAAGAATCTCCTGGCTTATGGGGATATCCCGGCTCTGAACGTCGTCGCCGCTGGCACGCCGACCTCCGCCGAAGCGGTCAAGGCGATATTGGGCGTCATCACGTGGATGCTCGGCATTCTCGATGATCAGGCAAAACCTATGAATGAGGATGCCAAAAACTTCCTGGTGATGACGAGCCCTTCCTTATGGATGTATCTCGTTCCGGCCATCGTCAATCCGGTAATCAACCAGGGGGATACCAATACGATCGAATCACTAAGAAAGGATGGATTCAATGTCCGCGTGGTCGCCAATCCCCGGCTGACATATACGGTCGATTTTGACGTGTATCGGACCGATGCGCCATTAAAATCAATGATCCGCCAGGAAGAAATCCCTCTGGCGGACAACGTCGATGTGTTCGGACCGGAAAGCGAGCACTACCGGCTCAATGATCAGATGCTCATCAAGGCCTATACGCGCCGGGCAGTCGGGTATGGACGATGGCAGTACGCAGCGCACGCAACGCTCCATACGATCTCCTAAACGTTGACGAGTGAAGATGACGGCCTCAGTGCCAGAAATTTTTAATAACAGGGGCAATCTGGCTACGGCCGCTCGCAGTATGCGGCGCATGCTACGCCGAGCTAATAAATAACGATGAAAAGTTTCAATGAAGTCGTCCAGGACATGGGAGCGGCCGTCATTGGTCAATTGGCCAATGTCACCGTAACCTATCGCAAGGACGATGATGCGCTGTCGGACCGGATCATTTCGGGCCATTGCAGATATCGTACTGAGGAGCCGAAGGACGGCAAGACTCGCGCGCGGTATCCGACCGTGCATCTATCGGTAATCAACGATGCCGGCAAGGGTATTACAACGTCCGAGATAGATACCGGCGGCGACAAGATTCTTATGGCGCCGAGACCGGGCGAAATCGCCCGTTGGATGCGGATTGTCCGCATACTGACCCAGAATAGCGGCTGGCTGACTGTGGAACTGCAATGACGGAAGAAGTAATCCAAATTAAGATCGAGGACCAGGAGCTGCGGGAATTCGAGCGCAGGCTCGGAGAGACTGCCAATGCCTTGCCGAAGGTCGTATCGCGGGGCATCAATCGTACTGCGGACCAGGGTCGCACCCTGATCAGCCGCAGACTTCGTGATGTTATGAAACTGCGGGACCGTGACATTAAGGCGCGGCTGACGATAAATCCGAGGGCCACATTCCGGCGATGGCTATCGCGGATAAATATCGGGACGCGTGGCATAGTGCTGCTTGGCTTTGCGGCAAGGCAGACTGCCGCCGGTGTGACATGGGCGCCGCCCCTGGCCATGGGTTTGAGAAGCCTGATCCCTCATGCCTTTAAGGCAACGATGCCGAGCGGACATACTGCGATCTTTATCCGCGAGCCGGTAGGCGGCGGCCTCAAGGCGAGGATACGAGCTGGCGAAATTTCGGAAGGCGCATTGGTTCCTCGATTACGTATCCTGGAAGTGGTGGGTCCTTCCTTGGCCGAGGCCTATTTCAATGTTGGGGGCTTGGCGGCATCCTGCGAAAAGGAGGTTTCGGAAAAATTGGTCCCCAATATTAACGACCAAATCTATCTCATATTATCGGGAAAAAGGACATGAGTCTGCCCGTCATAGAGCAGATTGGGGCCTTTCTTGAGCGTGCGATGTCTGATGTCACTCAGGCCAATGGCTACAGCTACACGCTGACGTCGACGCGGGCGAAACGCTTCTTGCTGGCCGACCAGCCGCTCGCGGACCTGACGGCCTACATAATGCAGGGAGGCAGCGACCAGAATAAAAGCCCTGTCAATCCCGCCACGGGACGTGAGCCGCGAGTGGTCAGGCAGAAGTATTTTATCTGGATCGTTGTCCTTCAGTCAGATGAAGCGAGTGAGTGCATAGATACCAAGCTCAATTATGTCTGTGCGGACGTGATAAAGAAACTGTGCGAGGATCCAAGGTGCGGCGGCTACGCCAAGTTTCTGGATATTGTCTCGACCGAGGCAACCGATATCCCCGAGACCGGCATCCTGATAACGGTGGAAATTCTCTACGCCGTCCAATGGGCGGATCCTTACGTGCTGATACATTGATTTGCGCAAAGTGAATGAAAGGATAAACGATGGCAACAACATTATATGGTGGAACACTCGTTGGGGCCGTTACCGGCGCCTTGACGCCCCTGATCGATGTCACTATCGGCGGTCTCAAGATCAACATGATCACGGCAGCGGCTGCCGCTGATGTCGATCGCATTGCGACAAGCCTTCCAGGGGCCGTTGTAGAGGGCGTGATGACGGCGACCCTCAAGCCGGATAAGACCGTTCTTGCCGCGTGCAGGACCAAACTTCTGGCGCGGACAAAGGAATCATGGACCTTTACCGATGAGGACGCCAGCACCTTCGTCGGCAACGGTTATATTTCGGGCGTCAGCAATGTACGCCATAGCCTGACAGGAGAATCGACCTACGAGGTGGAGATAACGCCCGAGACGAAGTGGACTTTTACGCCGGGAGCGTAACTTTCCATTTGTGATTTGAATTTGAGATTGACCCAGGAATCCGCCATTTTATCCAGGAAAGGACGGCACTATGTCAGAACAGGAAAATCAGCAGCTAAAACAGGAGACGTATGGTGGAGTGATGGTCGGCCAGAATGGCGAGGCAAATGCCGAGACAATATTCGCGATTGAGACACCAGTAAAAATTCATGTAATTGAAGGTGCCGGTCTCGTCTATATTCATGGCTTATCGTGTCTGGAAAAGGCACAATGGCAGAAAGAATGCCGCAATGACAATGGCCAAGTCAATATCGAGATGGTCGAGCCTTTGATGTTTCAGATGTGCGTCCGCAATGCCAAGGGCCAGCGCCTTTTCAAGAGAGAGCAGATTCTCAAAATCAAGGAAAAGGCTTCCTCGATTATTTCGCCGGTATGTGACATCTGCATGAGACTGAGCGGCATGGGCCGGGCCACGGACGAAACATTACTAAAAAACTTCGTGACGACGGACATCGAAGATTCCTTATCCGTCTGAAGACGCATTACCGGTGCACGGAAAATGAGCTGATGTCACGATTTAGCGCTCTTGAGCTGAGAGAGCTGGAGCTGGCGGAAAGCATTGTGCCATACGGTGAATACGCGGCGGCGCTGAGGGCCAGATATATCGCATACGCAGTGATTGCTGGCGTTGGCGGCAGCCGCGAGGCGGCCGATGCGGCCAGACAGATTGCAGAGTTTATTTCTTACAGGTGAGAAATGCCTACGACTACGAGCAGGGCCTACTTAGAGATCATTGCAACGGACCGGGCCACCCGTGTTATGGGAGGTCTGGAGGGAACCTTCAAGAGATTCGGCAGCCAGCTGCTCGGCCTGGCCGGGATTGGCGGTGGTCTTTATGGACTAAAGCGCGGTCTTGAGGCCTCTATTGGCGCCGCGATGGAACAGGAAAAGGCCCAGATGGACCTCGTTGCCGCGCTGGGCGGAACAGAAACAGCACTTGCTCAGGTTCAGAGCCGATTCGTGCCTTTCTCAAATCTGATGCAGAAAATGACCGTTTACAGTGATGAGCAGGTTTTGAGCCAGATGGCGTATGCCAGAAATCTTGGCGTGACGACCGATAAGTTGGAAGAAGCAACGAAGGCTGCTATCGGGCTTGCGGCGCGGTATAGGATAGACCTTGAATCAGCCATGATGCTTGTTGGCAGGGCATCACAAGGTCAGACGCAGAGTCTTAGTCGATATGGTATCGTCCTAAACGAGGGTCTTAGTGCGCAGGAAAAATTCAATGAGCTTCTTCGAATCGGGGCGCAGAGTTTCAGATTGGCCGAGGCTCAGACTAAAACGGCCACAGGTGCGCTCGAGCAGATGCGTAATCAAGTTAATGAGCTCCAAGAGATTTTCGGGGCCGTTCTTTTGCCGGCTGTTACCGCTGCAAGCCAAGCTATCAGTGAGTATATCAAGAAAAATCAATCCGATTTGCAGAAATTTATATCGTCGCAAGTTGAAGGCGTTCAGGCCATCTGGGAGGCATATAGTTGGCTCTATGATAAGATCGCCGAACGCGGACCTATTGGCGGTCCGCTAGGAAGTCAGATGCCTTCAGCAAAAGGATTAGAGGCATGGAAATATTCCTACGGAACATACGGTCTGCCCAAAGGAGCCGATATCCATTCCATGGAAATGTTCCTTAGCCAAACGGAGGCAATCCGCCAAGCACAAGCCGATTACAATGCCGAATTTGAGAACTGGTATGAGGTGTCACAATACATAGGTGAGTTTGAGGCGGAATGGCAGGCATATACGGAAGAGCTCGATAAGGCAGCGCTGGCACAAAATAGGATCGCAGTAACGAGCGATGCCGTTTGGGGTGCATTTCATCGTCTCGGTGAAGCGGCCATTGGCGCCGGCGTCAAGGTCAAGACGACGGCCGAGGAAATGGCGGAAGCGGCGGAGAAGATCGCAAATCAATGGCGACAGGTCTGGAGCACAATTGAATATTCGGCGACATCGGCCTTAGATCGAATGATATGGGAAGGCGAGAATTGGCGGGACGCGATGCGAAGTTTTGCACGTGATGTCCTTCGGGAAATGATGCGAGTCTTTATAATTCAACCCTTGGTTAGGGGGATTGGGGCGGCGATGGGCTTTCCTGTGCCAGTCGGCCATGCCGGCGGCGTCATCGGAGAGGCGGCATTCCCGACACGAATGATGCCGGCCTGGGCGTTCGAACAAGCACCGCGGCTTCACGCCGGCCTGATGGCTGACGAATTTCCGGCAATCCTTCAGAAGGGCGAAATGGTGATTGCCAAGGGTGGTGCGCCAATTGGAATAACCATCAATAATTACAGTGGCACAAATCTCGCAGTTCGGGGACAGCCGCGATTTGATGGGGAACAGCTCATTGTGGATATTGTTAACAGCAATATTATTAGGCACGGCGCATTAAGGTCAACGATTCAGTCAGTCCGGTAATTTGTCATTCCTTTGTCGCCGGCTTTGTCATTAAAAAAGGAATGACAAAGAGTGAAATATGGAAAGTTTTCCACAGATGAGCAGGAATTTTTCGATGCAGCAATTCTCGCAGGGAATGACTGTCGATCCCGTTCACAGGGCGAGCTTCGAGAGCGGGGCGTATCTGACCAGGACGCGGACCACGGCGGCGCCGAAACGATTCCATGTCGTTTATCCCGCCCTTCCGGATGAAGATAAAGAGTTACTCGAAAGCTGGGAGCGGGATGTAATTGGTTATGGCGGTGAGGCCTTTACCTGGTTCCATCCGGCAGAGCAGAAACTATACGTAGCCAAACTATTGGCGCCTATCGAGTATGCCATCCATCCTCAGAGCGCCGGCGATTTGTGGCAGCTGACTTTTGATTTAGCGATCCTCAGGGAGGCGCCATGACACTGCCGGCCAAAATTGTGGCCCAAAAGAACAAGCTCGATACAAAATATCCCTGGCTTAATTTAATAGAATTTCAGCTCAACGATTCGCAGGACCAGGTCAAAAGGTTTGTTCGCAATTACGAAGACCTCTACTGGCTCAGCGAAAAATATTGGGACACCGGATGCGTAGCTCATTGGAAGATGAATGATAATGCGGCAAATAAGCTGATAGCAGATAGCTCTCCTAATGGATTAAATGGAATTTCTATAGCCGATACTAATACAATGACTGTCGCCGGTAAGATAAATACGGCGTTGGAATTTGATGGCGCAGTAGATTATGGCCGAGCTGCACACAATACGTTATTAAATTTTGGAGCTGGTGATTTTGCTATTTCTATATGGTTCAAAACGACTGCTGCGGGACAGCGCTGTATTGCGGCTAAAGCAACGGCGGGCTTGATTGGCTGGTACATTGGTTTACATACTACTCATGCCGATCCTTATTTTCTTATTGGAGATGCGGCTGGGTTTACTGAATGTCATGTCCCAAACTTTCCGGGCAATTTACGAGATGGCAATTGGCATCATCAGGTAGTGAATGTCGACAGGGATGGTATCGTTACATTTATCGTTGATGGAATCGTTTACCCGTCATCGAATATTTCTTCAAGGTCTGGATCGATAAATACCAGCACGGATTTGGCTATCGGCATCTATATTGATTGGTCAACGACTAAATTTGTCGGACCGATGGACGATATGCGGCTTTATAACCGGCTCCTTACCATAGATGAAGCTAACCTGCTTTACAATGCCGGCGCCGGCACGGAGAAAATGGCGGCGAAATATGAGAGTTTCAACTTCAGCTGCAGCATGATCAAAGAATCGAGCGAGGGCGAGGCGCCTAAAACTACTTTATCCGTCTCCAATGTGAGTCAATTTCTCCAGCCCTGGCTGGAGCAGCATGATGGCTGCACGGATTCCAAAATCATCTTCAGTATTATCCACGCAGATAATCTCTGTGAGGATTATTGCGAGCTGCAGACGGAATTCGATGTGATCGCGCCGCGGATCACGGCAATGGACGTGGCATTCGAGGTCGGAGCGATGAGCCTGCTGAGACAAAGATTTCCGCTTCACAGATATTTCGCCGATCTTTGCCGCCATCGCTTCGAGAATGCCCGCTGCAAATATCAACGGAAAACAGTTGCCGGCGTCACATTGTCAGGAACGAATCCGGTATCCATCGAGGTGACGGCGCACAATTTCAGCACGGGTAATTTGATCCGCCTGGCCGGCATTGCAGGCATTACTCCTTCATTGGATGACACATACACGATCACCAAGACTGATGCGAACAATTTTACTCTCAATGGCACAAATAGCAGTAATTTCAGCGGGAGCTATACGAGCGGCGGAACGGCCGGATATTCGGTTTGTGGCCGGCGCTTGGCCGATTGCAGGGAGCGATTAAATTCAGGGCGCTTCGGTGGGGCGCCCTCGCTTGCCGCCGGCACAATCAGGTTTGCATAATTATGATCGCAGAGACAAAAATTGATGTGAGTGACTTGATTGGCATTCCTTTTCTTCGCGGCGGTCGGGGCCCTGATGCCTTCGATTGCTTTGGCCTCGTGCGGGAAGTCCAGCGGCGCAGGGGCATCGAGCTGCCGGATGCGCCGAGCCCGCAGTCGATGGAGCTTCAGGCGGCGATGGTCGAAAGGATTGCAAGTCACTGGACCGAACCTCTCGACCAAGTGGAACCTTACTGCGTAGTCGTCTTTAATAGTCGACGATTTGGCTGGCATTGTGGCGTTGTCCTGGAAAATTGTCGCCAATTCGTGCACGTGGCGGAATTTACCAAAACGTCCAAGATCGATCTTCTCGATGAATGGCCCTGGAGTCATTGGATTCATGGATCCTACAAATGTAAAAATAACTGTAGCGGGCCTTCAGGACCGTAAATCATTCGATTTGCCTTGTGGAGGTTGTAGTTTGGCAGAGGCGGCCGCGGAGGCGCTGCCGCCATCGGGCGGATATGCCGTCACCCTGAATGGCAAGATAGTCCCGGCAGAGAAATGGTCATCCACATTGCTTCAACCGAGAGATGAGCTTTTCTTCGTTCCGGATTTTGGAGACATTGTTGGCGGAATTATTGCTCTAGCCACCTGGATGGTCACGGATATTATCGGCCAGGTTATCATTACTGCGGGCATTATGTATGGCGGAGCCGTTCTTGGCGGCATGCTGATCAATAGGCTGACCCCCAAACCTGCCGGCGAAGGTCCTAATCCTTCACAGGCGGATAGCTGGGATCCGAGGACCACTCAGGAACAGGGATTGGCGATCCTGAAAAGTTATGGCAAAGTCCGACATCACGGCAATATCATTGCCTGTCACGTGTTGCCAAGCACGGACTACATGAAGCTCAACACATATACCCTTGTGGCCTTCGGCGAAGGGCCCGTGAAAAGTGTAACGGACATTCGCATCGACAAACAAGCCTATACCAACTTCACGGGCGTCACGGTCGAAACGAGGCGAGGCCTGATCGATCAGCCGGTGGTCAGTTTCTTCGACAAAACGCGGCGATGCTATAAGCCTAACCGCGTCATTAGAAACTCAGAGGGCCCATTCACGTGGCAGACGCCGGGTGATAATTTCGATGATGTCGAATTGATGCTGCGATTCAATCTGTGGCATTATTACTCCGATGGCGGCCAGAACCACGCACGCAACGTTACCGTAAAGATCGAGGCCAAAAAGAGCACCGACTCGGGTTATACGACCGTCTTTGACGGCAGTGTGGTCAACCAGACCGGATCGGGTCAGTTCATAGGGACGAACACCTTCTGGCGGTTGTGGAAATTAAGCGATGCCATGACGATGGAGCGCGGATTCCACTACGACGTCAAGCTTAGCAAGACATGGACGGATATGACGGATGCTCGATTCCACAACGACATCGCTTTTGAGTTCGCCAACGAGGTCCTCAATGATGGCTTCACCTATCCGGGTCTAGTCCTGGCCGGCATATCGGCCTTGCGGACGGAGGAGCTGTCGCCGCCTCTGGACGTGGATGCCCAGATCGAAGGTGCCATTGTCGATACCTATGATGGCAATGATTGGCTGCTGGCTTACAACCCTAATCCCGCCTGGATCATTTATGACGTTCTGACACAGCCCGTCATAAGCGGGGATGGTGCCGGAACGCCTTACGAAGTCGAAGAATACGAAGGCATGGACTGGCAGCGGATTGTGGATGCCGACTGGTGGGAGCTGGCCCAATGGTGCGATGTGTTGTGTCCAGATGGCAAGGGTGGGACGGAGCCGCGGATCACGTTTAATGCCTTTTTCGACTCGGCACAATCATTGTGGGATGCGGTCCTTGCCGTTTGCGAATCGGCGCGGTGCATTCCGTACTGGCGCGGGGCGAACCTGAGGCTGGCCATAAGCAAGGACAAAAGCCGTGTCGGCATTTTGAGCGTGGGCAATATCCTGGAAGGCTCATTCGAGGAGACTTTCCTGCGGAAGATCGATCGGGCGAGCGAATTGGAGATCGCCTATAACGACATTGAAAGGGATTATGAGCGGACCATTTTGCCCATTTACAGCTCCAGCCTGACCACTTACAAAAGTAAGGTATCGCTTTCGCCGCTGGGTATTAGCAAGGGATCGGAAGGTTGGCGATACGGTAAGTTTATCCTGGCCCACAATGAGCTGCTCGAGCGCAGCATAAAGGCCCAGGGGGACATTGACTGCATAGGCTATCACTTAGGCGACCGGCTCGGCGTCCAGCACGATGTCCCCAACTGGAACGTCCTGAAAGATATGGGCCATCGCGGCGGCGGCAGGATAATTTCGTACACGCCCGGGACAAATGACAAACTCCAGGTTGATTGTGACATGACGGACGCCTTCGAGGCCGGTAAGACCTACGAGATTGCGGTCCGCCTTCATGACGCCGATGCGCCGGTCATAAAAACGATTCAAAGCGTTTCAGGCAGCGAGATCATGATAGCAGGTCAATTCACGGGCACCAAACCACAGGCGGACGATCTGTGGGCGATAGGCGAGCAGAATCTGGTCCTGAAGGATTTCGTTATCACAACCCGCGAGCAGAGTGAGGAGCATCAGTTTGTCCTGACACTGATGGAGTACGATGAGAATTTGTGGGCCGCCGATGCGGCCACACCGTTCCTGCCCTGTGCCGCCGCTGTAGCGCCAAGATCGGACCGGCGGCCGGTCTACGCGGTGAAACGGATTGACCTTAACCTTCGCGTGCCGGATCCGACACTGAACATACCTGTCGTTGATGTTCTCAATCCTACAAATCTTAAATGGAACGATAATACACCGAGCGGCCATATATCCTGGAGCGCCGATGATGGGATAAGCGCCATCATAATCAGCTACAGAGGCATAGGCTACGAGATAGCTCCGGGTAATACGGACATGACATATGTCTATTGGGATCTTTCCTATCCGAATGTCTTTAAGGATAGCAACGTTCGCTCAGACGGGGTTGGGTCGTATCGTTTCTTCGTGGCATCCAACAAGGGTGGAATCGCATATCCCGTTTATGGCGGCAAGCTGGTATCGGGCCAGATCGTTGCCGAAAAGACGATAGGACCAGTGGAAATGCTTAATGCCATGCAGCCCTTCATGCATGATCTGAAATTGCTGCCGGGTGACAATGCCAGTGAAAATAAACACAATGAGGTCCATTGGGCCGCCGGAACGATCCATTTCTCCGATGGCTCCACCCAGGCGATAAACGCCGGCCAGATTATCGACCTCAATGAGGGAACAACATATTATGTCTACTTTTCCATCGGAAGCGCCGATCTTCAAAGTACGAATGACTATGCATCAGTTGCGACGGAGACAACGCGGCTTCTATCAACTCTGATGATCAGCGCCGATGCGCAGCAGGAAATCGGCATTCTGGAAAGCATGAATACCGGAGGCAACTGGATAGGCGACTTCTTGGCGCCCAATTGTGTCACTGACAAGCAGATATTGGCGGGCGCGGTAATTGCTGAGAAGCTGGGAGTAGGATCCGTAATTGCCGAAAAGATATTTGTTCAATCCCTGAGCGCAATCTGTGCACAGCTCGGATCGGTGATTGCCGGGACAATAACTGGCACTATCATAACGGGCGCGACCTTGAGAACGGCCACGTCCGGCAAGCGGATCATCTTAGATGAGGATGGATGCAAACTCATAACGGATGCGACGGTAGGCAAGTTCGGAACCTTCAAGTTCGGTGACGGGACGCATTTCGGGTCCGGATATGTGGCCCAAATCTTCGCCAAGAATAATCCGATACCGTTCGATATCCAGCAGGAACAAACGGTGGCTGACATAGGCTTATATAATCGGTCCAGCAACCCATCGGGTCCGGCCAAGATCGGCCAATTGGCAGCCGTCAACGGCAAATTAAAAATTTGCACCGTTGCCGGAACGCCGGGGACATGGACCATCGTTGGAGCTCAGAGCTGAAAGGAGAATGAAAGATGTCTACGAATTTTCCTGCCGCCTTAGATAGTTATACAACCTGGGTCGACAATATAGATGATGTCATGGCGGCAATGGTCAACAACCCTCAGGATGCCATAGAGGCGCTGGAAGCCAAGGTGGGCATTGATGTCAGCGGCGTATCGACCTCGCACGATTACAAGCTTGCCCATCTCATCAAATCATCTGGTGCAACCGCTTTCAACGGGACAATGACGGCAGCAGACGCATGGCAGACACTGGATTTATCCTCTTATGTGGGAGTAAATTCTGGATTGGTATTTTTGGAAGTCCATTGTAATCTAGACAATCAGGTTTTCTATATAAAACCGACTGGATATGGCGGTACGCCACCAAGCGCCAAACACTGGACGAGATCTGAAAGTGGCGGTGGGTCATTCCGGACTTATGGGGCCGATTGCTTTACATATTTTGCCATGATGACGGGAACGGCTGGTACGATTCAAATAGCTTCAAATGGTGTATCCGGCACATGGATAATCAAAGTTGTGAGCTTTATCCGAAATGCTTAAGAGGATTTAACCGATGTCAAATGGAAATTGGCCGATCTTCGGAGTTTTGTTTACCGCGGTAGGCGGCGCCTTTGGCGCCATCATAAAGCACGTGGCCAATGGCAGGCACCATCCTTCGGCCGACAAAATCGTATGGCGGGACCTTTGTGACGAGCGAAGCTCGCGGATCGAGAAGAAGGTCGATAGTTTCGAGCGGACATTGAAGGACGAATTTGCCGAAGTGAAGGAGCTTATCCGAAATCATGGACAATGAATCATCGCGGCTGAACGATCTGAATCGGAACATACTGCTGGCCAACGGCGAGTATAACGACCTTGTGGAGCGAATCGAGGCCATGCTGGCCTCACTTAACGTAAGTGCGCTCTTGTTGGAGGACCGCGTCAAACGAATCGGTGAAGCGATCCGGAAGATCAAAGGCGAAGCTGACGCCGGGCTAAATGGCGATATAGAACGTATGCGTTAAAGTATATTACTTAAGATAATATAGTGACATCGAAAGGAGATTCAAAATGAGAAAGATTCTGATCATGGTAGTATTATTGGTGGCGTTATCCGGTTGCCTCAAGCAGGAAACAACGGAGCCGAACAGCGGTAAGGTCATTACGACCTATCAGATCGACTCAAATTCGGCTGCAAAACTGGAGGCAACGGCCACGCAAGCTCAGGCCATTGCCGCCACTGTGGCGGCGGCGGCCATCCCACTAGCGCCCGTTTTTCCTTGGGCACCCGTGGCAGGAGGAATCGCAACCACCATTGCAGGCATTTTAGGAGCTGCCCTGGGCACATGGGCGAAGATCAAACCAAAGTTGATCGAAGCACAGACCAAACAACAGATCTATTACAATGCAACCAGCTCTGTGGTGACGGCAATCGAGAGTTACAAGACGGCCTATCCTGATCAGTGGACCAGTTTAGAGGCGCAGCTAATCAAGGCCATCGGTCCGGAGGCCGAGAATGTAATCAGGGCGCTCCGCGGATTGCCGGCAAAGACTTGACAAAGAAGATTCAATATCCGTACAAATGTAGTTGTGGTAAGGACGCCTTTATCGATGTTGGTGCCGACCAGCTCAATCGCTGGCCCTGCCGGCCCTGCTATCTTGCCCTGATCGCCGAACGGACCAGGATAGCGGCATCCCGCAAAAGTGCCAAGACATAAGACCTTTCCTATAACGAAACTTCCGTGCTCCGCAAGGAAGTGCGGGAGTTTTTTATTGCCTCTCGATAAAAATCTTCGTGTCCTAAGTCTTTCCTAACCCTTTGCCTGCAAAAACGATGCAGACTTATGTACAAGTTATCCACCGAAATCCGACGGGATTTTCCTTGCAAATGCTATGGCCGGAAGAGATAATATCGTTGTATCATTCAAAAGAGAATAATATGCCATCGTCGAGAATCCAGTTGAACGTTAAAGCCCGCCAAGGAAAAAACCAAGCGCGCTTCGCGCACTCGGCGATGGCCCTGAGGCGGGCTTTTTATTCTCCCCATTGCCGTGGATCGGTCCCGTCCGTGGTTGTAATCTTGCTCACCTTTTTCTTTTTGAACTTTCTATATTTTGGATGTGCCAAAAAAATACCTTCACAGACCCCCAAAGAGAGATTGGATCGGCGATTAGGCTGGGAGAAAAAACAGAAGGAAAGGGGATATCAAGAGCCATCTATTCCCGATAAACCAATAATTACAAGGCAACCTCCAGATAAGATGGGATTGGATCCGAAAGTTATCACCTGGATGAATGAAGCCTTACAAGAAGGCGTTTTTAGTCATCTCGATGAACAAGGGCATACCATCCGTACGAATATGGTTAATTGGTGTCATCTTTCATTGGAAGCCAAACAGATCTTACTGAGATGTTCTATGATATATTTTAAAGAGCGGACCGGTCTTGAATACGTAACAATTCTTAGTGACCAAAATGATACTAAATTGGCAAGTTATAGTGTCTGGAGTGGAGAGAAAATATTCTGGTAAAAATCCATGGGTACTAATTCATTTGAGATTTGCCCGGATCCAACTTTTAGGTTTGAAACTGAAGGCCGAAACCTGGGCACCATCACCTTTCTGGTAACGGAGATAAATCTGAAAGTAGAACGAGTAAGATTAAGAGAGGTCAGATTTTCATTGATCGAGGACATCAGTGATGCCGAGCAAATCAGTCGGTCCGAAGATATGGCAGTAAATCAGCTCAGTGGTCCGGGTGTCGGCGTGGCCGGCGATCTTGGAGATGAAGTGCAAAGGAACGCCTCGTTTATAGAGCTGGGTGAAACAATAGTGCCTGAGGGCATGGGGCCCGAACTTCGGAATGCCGGCCCGGCCGGACAGGCGAAGGCACAGCCGATATAAGACGTTCCTGTGCCGGCGGCTCTCTAAAAACTGAATAGGGTTTGTGGCAGGATTGTGTGACGAATGAGCCAGTATCTGACGGCAGGTCTCATTGAGCGGTACGGTCAATCGCTTGCGGCCCTTGCCGGTTATCGCGATGTACTTTAGGTCGGGGCTTATGTGACTCCACCGTAGGTTCATCATCTGCGCCTTGCGCAGGCCGGTATTGGCGAGGAACAGGATCACATCTCTTTCCTCGGCATTGCAGACGGCGAGGATGGCCTGATATTCGGGATCGGAGAGTATTCTCGGATTGGCCGGGTTTTCAGGTAGTTTTTTTATCTTGGTCACCGGGCAGGCGATATTGTAGAGACTTAGCCATCTGGCAAAAGATTTGAGCGCCATCAGGTGGATATTGGCCGTCTGAGGAGTATTCTTGGCCAGGACGTGGGCGATATATTGCTCGAAATGTTCCATCGTGAGGTCATTGACGTCCTGAGATGCGAAAGGTTCGAATCTCCGCAGGACCATTTTGTAGAGGGATTGAGTGTCCGGTGCAAAACGCACGATGGATCGTTTCCACTGCGCAACGGCTTCGCAAAAGATCATCCGTGTCCGGGATTGTAAAAGTTCCGGTGAAGACATGGTTATATGTATTATATCCGTTATCGGGCCATTTGCAAGAAAATCGCATCGGGGCACATAACTGGCAGTAAAGTGCCCCTTATCTTGTTACCTATTTTATCAGGAACAAAAGCCTATGTCAAGGATAAAACCAACAGAACCAGAAACACCAAGTTGAGACAAGGAAATGAGATGTTCAAATTTGAATTATACATGATAGTTAGAGACCAGATAAGTGGATTTACCGGTGTTATTTTAAGTAGAGCTGAAGAGGCCACAGGTTGTCGGGTATATGGTTTGCAACCACAAAAATTAACAAAAGAAGGAACACCAGCTGATTGGGAATGGTTTGACGAATCCCGTCTTGTAACCACTGGTAAAAAGATAAAATCATTGACGGTCATAGGTGGTCCATCGCCATTACCACCGAGTGAATAGTTGTGATTATCGGGGAAAATCAAGAGCCAATGGCAAACGTGCTGCCGGACGGAAAATAAAAGGAGAAAAGAATGATTACAGAATGGGAAGTTTATTGGATTACGAGGATGGATTGGATCATTGGATTGTTCATCACAGGTGGCGTTCTTGGAATAATCCTATCTGCAGTTTTGACCATTTGTTGGTATTTCGATTGGTGCGACAAGGACGCTCGGAAACTTTTTCGATCACGTATTAAGCATCCATGCCTTGTCGGCATCATTGGTTGCATCTTGTTAGTCGTTTCAGGTTTTGTGCCAAGTACGAAGGCGACATGCGCGATAAAAATCATCCCTCTAATTGTTAACAATAAAAAAGTTGCTGATCTGCCCGATAAGATTCTGGATTTAGCAGGTGCGTGGATGGAAAAACTGAGTCCGAAGACTCGTGAAAAGTAAACCGGCACGAATGTCAGTATAAATGTGCTGCCGGCCGGAAAAGAAAAGACCTTGAAAGCAATAAACATGTGGGCGCCGGCCGGCAGCTTTTGAAAACTTAAAAGATATGGATGGCAGGACGAGAAGGATATATGGATGGGGAATGGATTCCGCCTTTTGCCCGTCGGCCGTCCTATGACAACTACGGGGTTGCGATTCATACACCTCCTATCAGCATCCGGGTTGAATACGCAACCCCTAATCTTGAAAATATGAAACGAATACCATTGACTCAGGGTAAATTTGCAATCGTAGACGATGAGGATTTCAATAGGATTAACCTCCACAAATGGTATGCGCACAAAACCCATCTCACATATTACGCCGTGCGGGGTCAAAAGATAAATGGTAAATGTATTTCCATTTTCATGCATAGAGAAATACTCGGAGTTTTACCTGGTTTTGAAGTAGATCACCATAATGGGAATGGGTTATACAATCGGCGGAAGAACTTACGGATCTGTACTCGTGCTGATAATCAGCATAATCAAAGAAGCCGACAATGTGTGGCAACCTCGAAGTTCAAAGGTGTATATTGGAATAAACAAGACCACAAATGGATAGCGCAAATACGACTCAATGGTAAGCATAAATATCCTGGCCGTTTCGATAATGAGATTGAAGCAGCAAAAGCATATGACCAAAAGGCAAAAGAATTGTTCGGCGAATTCGCCCGAACTAATTTTTAGGCGCCTCATCTTTGCCCTGGGGCTGCGATTGGTACCTTCTTTCAGCAGAGCTGACTGGACGCAGCCCCATATTTGAGGAATGGCTCTGAGTCCCTGCGACAGAGATTTCGGAGCGAGGGCCGCCCGGCTCCACGCGGATTTGGGCGGCCCAGATTTGAAAGGAGAAAATGCTTAAGAACTACACAAGTAGCGTACCGGCAGCTCGGTCGATTGCCTGGATCGAAAGAAAATTGGCAGATCATAAGGCATCCCAGATTCTAAAAGATTATGATCCTGAAGCGCGTGTTGCGAGCATTGCATTTATTGTTCCGATCAATGGCACGAAATTCCCCTTCAAACTGCCTGCCCGCGTATATGAGTGTGAGAAGGTCTTAATGGGACACATTCGACGGCCGCGTCAGGATACAGTGAAACGGGTCAAAAAACAAGCGGAGCGCACTGCCTGGAAGATTGTTGCCGATTGGATAGACGCTCAGCTAGCCTTGATTGAGCTTTCACAAGTCGAATTCATGGAAGTCTTTCTGCCGTATCTTTATGATCCGGCGAAAAAACAGACCTTGTTTGAGATGGTCAGAAAGAATGGATTCCAGAAACTTTTGCCTGGACTGATTCTGGAGAAAGAAAAATGCTAAACCATGGAGAGCAATTATTGAAAGCCGCAGAGTTTCTAAGCAAGGCAAGAGCAGCCCTTGGGACGGGACGAGCCGATTTGCTCCGTCTGAATCTCCAACGCGCAGCCGGATTCATCGACCAGGTTTCAGCGGAGGTTGACTTGCAACAACGCAATACCGAACGGATACAAACGATTCAAACCACTTGCAGACCCGTAATATTAACTTCAGACGAACTATATGGGTGTATGGGGAACCCCACAACAATATGGCCGGATTGAAACAATTCATCAAAGGCAGCAGTGATCCTGAAGACATGACGCCGGGCTGCGCCAGCTACGACTATCATTATGGTGGCTGTCTCTTCGCCGATGATTGCAAGGTCGAAAAGAGTCGGCGCTGCGGATACTTCGAGCGGGCCGTCCTGCCGACTGCCGGCCAATTGAAGCAGGGCAATAAAATTATTGAGGAATATAAAAGGCGGACGGGAATCGAAAAAGGTCTCGAAATAAGAAAAGCGAAAATACGATTGTGTGAGTGCGGCGCAACGTTGCCTTCAGGCGCCCAATACTGTGACCGCTGCCAAATCCGACATAAGCAAGAAAAGTACCGCAAATATAGAGATCGGCGGCGAAATGTTTCACGCGCCACCGAAGTTGATATTTTGCCTGTTGTAAGTGCCGATGAATCAAAGACTTAAAAACTGCCATTTTGAAGATACGTAGAATTGGTCTCAGATTGCAAAATGATGTCGAACTTTCGTGGCGCAATGGCCTTTTCGATGGCGAAAATGCAGATTCGAGATGAGAGGTCTTTTCGATGGTAAAAATACGAGTTTCAGGTCAAGGATCCGGCGATGCCGGTTTCAATGACGAACGGGCCGATCCAAACCGAATGACCGAGCAGCAAATCCGTGATGCGGCCCTTAAGATAGCGATAGAGCTCAAGGGTCAGTATGGCATCGAGTCTGCCCGCAAGATCGCCAAGCGGATATACCGGGAATTGCGCCTTCCAACGGCGGAGCAGATGCGCGGCATCTTCCAGATTATGGAAGCCGAAGAAACGATGACGCCATTCGGATGGTAATTTGAAAGGAGATAAAGTGGCAATTAAGACAATCAAAATTCAAATCAAGGGTAAAACCCCTCTTTTAATGCATCGATTCCCCCTTCTTCCAATAGAGGCAATCGAAAAGAAAAGTCCGGAGGAGCAGGCAGAAATTGCGGCGTATCGGGACGAAAAAACCAACGAGCTTTACATACCAGGCGTGGCGATCCAGAGGGCGTTGGTCAACGCCGCTACGTACAGTAAGGGTAAAGGGCGCGCATCACTGCAGAAAAGCGCGGCTGCCTGTCTCATGATAAGCCCTGAATATGTCCTGCTTGGAACAAAGACATATAAAATGGATGCCCGCGCCGTCGTTATCCCTGCAACGAAGGGCCGCGTTGTCCGCTATCGTCCGCGATTAGATGAATGGTCCTGCTCTTTTGATCTGGATTACGAAGATACGCTCGTAAAAGAGACCGAAGTTCGCAAGATCGTAGATGATATGGGTGAGCGCGTTGGATTACTCGATTTCCGGCCCGAGCGCAAAGGACCATTCGGCCGCTGTATGGTCATTAAATGGCAGAATAAAAAAGATTAAGGCAAGGCTTGGCGTGGCGGGGCACGGCGAGGCAGGGCGTGGCGGGGCACGGCGAGGCAGGGCCAGGCGTGGCGAGGCAAGGCAGGGATGCAATTATAGAACTTATGATCGAATCATTGGGCAAGGCTAGGCTGGGCATGGCGAGGCAAGGCGTGGCTTGGCAAGGCATGGCAAGGCAAGGCAGGGATGCAATTATAGAACTTATGCTCGAATCATTGGGCAAGGCGGGGCGAGGCGCGGCAAGGCGTGGCGTGG